TTCGATCTCAACTAGGAACAACAACATCTCGTTCATAAGATCATAGATAGGCTGAAGACCTTTGTTACTTTCTTTCTCAAGGTCTTTTTGTTGGGCTAAGTAAATCTCAGCGCATGACAATACGTCAGCATCTGCATACTCAATAACCGTATCGAGTGGCATAGCCTCAAAGCCTGTACCTTTTTTAAATAACTCGTCTACCAGATCGGATTTTTTACGAGTAACGTCTCTTCGTTCAGCGGTAGCTTTAAGCGACAGTTCTTGTCGTTGACCCCGGGCGAGTATGTATTCACCTACCATCGTGCAGTACACCTGTTTTGGTATACTGAAGCCAGCCTCTAACATCCACGATACATCGAATTTGGCGTTGTGCCATGTACTGACTGAACATTCATTCAGATCTTTTTTTAATTCATCTGGAGTATCTGGTACGTCTTTTTCGTTATGGAAAAAAATGGCCCGTTTAGGTGGGCCGATTACTCCGTCTTCTATGATGCGCCAGTGCGCTGATACTATTTTGTTCTTTGGGTTTTTTGGGCTGTTGTCCTTCCCGTGATCTAGAAACTGAACAGTCGTCTCTAAGTCACCAACAAATATTTTCGTCATCTAATATCCTTTGAATTTAATTTCCATAAAGTGTTTCCATAAAGTTTCGATTGGTAGCAAAGTGTCATACTCCATCACCAATCTTTCGCCGTATCCAAAGTCAGCTTTCTTGGCCTGATTTTTGAATGCTGGGCGGTCAATCCAACCGTTAACTCTCATAACGTTGGTATCATCAGTACGTCCTACTAAGACGGCTATGTGGGCTCTGAACTTTGGTATCTGATCGAATACCAGTGGCCCAAATTCTTGGTTGGTAAACTTCACATCAATCGATATGTTACCGCACCAAAGATCAACACCACCGTCTGATAAAACATTGATCGTAGGTGGCTCTAAATCGAATAACCGGGCTACTGCAAACTCTGCTTTGAAACCGTAAATGTTTGCTTCTGTTCGACTTTGGTTTTCGTTCTCTAGTCTTGGTTGGAAGCCTTGCATTTCGCAGAGCTTAACTGTGTCAGCACCCATCAGCTTGGAACTATGGGCGTCTTGTTTAGATAATCTTACTAGCATATTATTCTGTGTACCTACTTACATCCGGCTGGATGTTACAAATAACCGTCCCATGCCAGCCGCTGAGTTTATTCTTACTCACGGTTAAGTATCTGGTAGTGTCCGGTTCAGAGTCATCTACATCACCTTGCTCATGGCGGCCGATGCCGATAACCAAATCTGTTTCAGCCATCTTACCAATCTTAGATCCTTCCATATCGAACCCAGATAAACGGGTACGACCTTTGGCATCATTGCTGGCTTGGCTAACTGCGATTAAAGCGCAGTCATACTTCTTAGCTGTCTCTCTCAGCCTACGGTAAAGTTCCCGCAACCGTTCATGACCAGCATTAAAGTTACCGTTGATGTTTACTTTGTCTGCTTGGTCTACAATCAGAATGTCTGGGCGTTCTTTCTCAACGTATGCTTCTATCTTGTTAAGATCCCAATCTTGGATCTCATTCATGTCAAACAAATCCGATATCTCATCGAACTTACGCCGGGGTGTTTTAGGATCAGCAACTACTTGCTCCCGAGTAACACCAGAATAGGCTTGGATAGCCCGTAACATGGTACGGCCAGTGTCCTCTTCGTTACCGAGATAAATTACCTTTGCGCCTTGCTCACAAAATCCACCGGGCGCACAACAGATAGAAACTAGAAATGCTGTTTTACCTGTTTCTGGTAGAGCAAAGATGACAGCGAACTCTCTGGGCCCAACCCCATAAATGTGCCTACTCAATGTAGCTATATTAAATTGATATCGATTCTTGTTGCTTACTCCTTCGAGTAACTTATCGATATCTTTCGTTGTCTTCTCACCAAAGTCAGTTGGTAGAAACCCGGGCCGGACTGTTTCGACTAATTGGCATAGCCTATCCATAGCAGTAGGATTACCATCAGCAATCTCGACACAAATATTAGCACCCTTCGTACCGATATGGCGTTGCCATAAGCCTTGGATAACGTCACTTACTACGCCCCGGTTAAGTTCTTCGGTGGTTGATATGTCTGTAATGAGTTTGTTAAATTCGGAAGTGTCAGCTTGGGTAGCGACAGGGTTTTCGTTTTGCCATAACGCCAAGAGATCTGGCGGTGATAAGTTGTCTTGATATTTTTCGTGTGCTTTCTGGATGATTTGATACGCATCTCTATACTCCTCGCTGAATAAGCTAGGACTTAGATTCGCCTTATGCTCGACATAAAAGTCGAAATGCAGACAGGATTTTAAAATTTTTATGTCCATAGCTAGTGTAACTGTTAAATTATAGTTCTGCTACACGATAGCACTAAACCGAAAATAAAAAAAGCCCCATCTTTCGACAGGGCCATTTACTACGGAATATATAGGGTTTTAGCTGGTACGAAATTTCATCTTTTTTATGTCTGGCTTGTTGTTACCCCGGCGTTCTTTCATATCAATCTCTGAATATACGACTTTGGGGTTCCCTTTAACTAATTCATCGATAGCCTTTTGTAGGGCTTCCTCTTCGATTGCGGCATCCCGATATCCCCCGGGTAAATCGTAATCAATTACTGCGACGGCTCTACACTTCATTTGACATTACCTTTGTTATTTCCTCTCTTGAGCAATATTTTAAGTCTTTAGTTAGGAATCTTACCGTAACTTTATTAAGACCTTGTAATTGCTCTAATAGCAGTAATGATTTTTTTTTGGCATCGCTGTCAAGAGCAATAACTAAACTCTCATAACTTTTTAGTAGGTGTTTATGTTTTGTTCCTAAATTTGTGCCTAGAAGAGCTATCCCGGTGAACAAATCAGTTGACCCTACGGCACATGCAGAAGGTACATCTTCTACAATTACGCCCGTTGTACCTTTTTTACCCCACTCGAACAGGCAACTCGTATCGCCATATGTCATCCATTTCGGTAGTGATTCTTCAGACATCGATCTACCTACCGCCCCGTAATTATCGTTTACGAAAAACAAACAACGATCATCGGCTGGTGCATAACGAATCTTTACCTGACCTGAGTTAAATGCAGACAGACAATTAACACGCTTTAGGTAATCCATGACTCTAGGATGATTCGTAGGCTTGGATAGTATTTCGGGTATAGGGTTACCTTTATACTTGGGTCTAGGACGCTCATAGGGGCTGTCTAAGCGATCTTTTATAAGTTCTAGACTCATTCCCTTACGGTAGGCACCACGAGCCCCACACGAGGCTTTATAGCAGTTCCATAAAATCGTGCCATTATCGTTAGTGATACTGAATTTTCGTTTACCCAAACAAAAAGGGCAGTCCATTGTTCGTGAAGTGCCCTCTTTGACTTTAACCGATTTCAGTATTTCGATTTGTTCAGATCGATTGTACATAAAATCAAACCCAGGATTTTACTCGAACTGGGTATCCTTATGTTCTAACGCTCGATCTAATTCTCGATTGATACGAAGCGCACTGTCACTTTTGCCAGCGGCCCCCCATAAAACGGAATCAACCGCCTCTCTTACCATTTCGATTTCAACATCTGTTAAACAAATGTTTTTATCGTCTCTATTCACTGTAATTTGCATAAATTATGTCCATTTTGCTAGTTAGTTTAACCGATAAGGGGTAGCTCGGCCCCGAAGCGGCCTCGCTTTTATAACATGGATTTTGCTATCGGTCAACAATTACATTAACTAAATTATAGTTATGAGTTTAACCACCTCGGCGGCGTGTAAGTGTTTGATAACACTCACAACTTACCTACCGCTTTGGTTGGGGGTTCGAGTCCCTCCGGGCCTACCAAACCATCCGTAAGTAATTGATTTATTTAAATAACTTCTTTTGTCTATAAGCTAAAGTGGAGTGGAATGGTCGAAAATGGTTGCTTCTCCATCGTCCGTTCACAGCTACACTATCAGCTACCTTAGTTAACTCCATATGACATGAGGTACATTTTACTGATTCTTTGTCATCTGGATAGATAACACCGTATGTGGATCTCCCACAGAAATCACACGGCACGGCTTCTGGGTAATGTCTTTTTGTTACCATTTATTCTCCTTATTTCTTTTAGTTTACATTCGGCGCAGTAATAAAAATGATTTTGCTCAACGATTACAGCATCACGATTTTT